TCGATAGCGGCCCGCATCGTTGCGGCGCGAACCGCCTCGTCCTCGCCGGTCTTCACCCATTTGACGATTTGGCGGCCGTCGGCATCGACCAAGGCAGAGACACCCTTGATCTTGTGGCCGGCGGGGATTTCGAACTCAGCGCCATGCTCGGGCTTTTGCTGAACAAACTCCCGTTGCACTTCGCCATCAGCGCCCAGTACAGCGGTCGTCTGGCTGATGCGGAAACCAGGGAGGACGGGCTTTGTGCCCATCAGCCCGCGTTCGGCAGCAGCGCGGATGCGATGCTGGAATGTCTGGCGGGGGATGCCCAGAGCTTCGGCGGCCAGCGTCTTGCTGCCGTGCTGCTCAAAGGCTGCGAGTGCTTCCCGCAATAGCTCTTCAGTGAGAGGCGGGGTTGGCATCCGCTACCCCCTGCTCGGTCTTTGACGCGGCGGTGAAGGTGGTAGAGGGTCGCGGCCAGCAGCCTGCACCAGCAATTGGTTGAGCAGATCCCCGAGACGGTCGATTGAGGTCTGCACCCCGTGTAGGGCTTCGGCCATGGTGTCCTTGGTGACGAACTGCTCAACGACATGAACACGCATGTCGGCCAGTTCGCGGATTTGCTGCTGCTCGGCGAGCTTCGCGCGTTCGTTGGCGGCTTGGACGGCCAGAGTTGCGTCCTTCGATACCTGGTCTATTGCGTCGTCCCGCTTTTTGAACTCGCCAGATACCCATATTGCGGCGCGCCAGACAGCGATTGCGCCGGGAATTAGCGTCCCGATCAGCGAGACAGCGATTCCGATTAGCCACTGCCCCGTGGGCCAATCGATTGTCATTCTTTACGATCCCTTCGGGATTTGATGTGCAGGCTGCCCCTTGCCGTCATGGCCGTTTCCTTCTCGGTTGTGGCGGTAGGCTCGGGCTGGCGTGCGACCGCTGGCCCGAGCCGCTTGGATTAAGGCGCGGGAGTGCTGGCCGGGACCTTGGCGGCGAGCGCTTTGGCGGCATCGGTGGGCGGCGCGGACTGGTCCGACGCCGCGGTCAGCTTGCCAACGAGCACGCCAGCTTGGGCGATCTCGTCATTGATGTGCTTGAGCACGTCCTGCTGCGACGGGGGGACGATCTTGGCCAGCAGCGGCGGCAGGAAGACGATAAGCGCACCGTCCGCAGCGAATCCCAGGTCATGGCCGGTGAGTTGCAGTGCGGCGATGATGACGAGGGCGACGAGGCCGCCGGCGCCAGCCGCAAAGGCCTGCTGGTACGGAAGCTGGAGATTGGACAGGTTCAATTGGCCCTCCTTCGGGCGTAAAAAAGCCCCGTGCGGGATGCAGCGGGGCGCGGGTTGGACAGTGAATGCCGGCGGCGCGGGGCCGCGCGGAGGGGATCAGGCGGCCGGCGGCAGCGTCTCGCCGTCCATCGGAGCGTTGATGATGGCGTCGTTGGCGTCCTGATAGGTCTGGAGCGCGGTCCAGTCGGCGTCGGTCGGCTCGCCCTGGTCGATGACCGTTTTGACGAGGTTGGAGATTGCAACCGCGTCCTGAACAACGGTCACGGTTGCGGCGAGGATGGCGGCAGCGGCCTGAAGGAAGGCGGCAATGGCGGCGGCGTTCATGGCGTTTGGACTCCGATGGTGGTGGCGAACTGGGCATAGGCCTCGGTCGCGGTGACGGCGGCCTGATAGAAGGTGGAGGCGTCGGCCTTGGGATTGGCGAGGACGAAGGCCTTGGCGGTCGCAATCGCGTCCTCAGCCGCCTTGTTGTAGACGCGGACCTGAGGAATGACGGAAGCGCACCACGGCTGGGAATCGATGGCCGGGCATTCGGTCGCCTTGAACTTGGCGACTGCCGACTGAACGATGATGAAGCCGCCCTTGAGCGCGTAAACCGCCTTGGGGGCGTCGGTGTAGTAGTTCTTCACCTGCTGGTAGACCGTCTCGGCTTGGGTGACGACGGTTCCGAGCGAGACGCAGCCGGCGAGAGGCAGCGTTGCCAGCCCCAGCAGGGCAAGCACGGGTAGCAGTTTCATGATGTCTCCTTGGGAGGGTTAGGCCGGAAAGAACCGGTTGAGGATGGCCCGGAGGCCGATAGTTGCGGCGGCGCACATTGCTCCACACGCCAGCAGTTGAATGACCCCGTAGGCGATGAGAACGGGGAGCATCAGCGACGGCCGCTTTCGGCCACGCCTTCTAGGCAGAGCGCCTGCTCGGCACCGCGGCGCACCGTTAGGCCCTTGAGCACCTGCCCACCTACCCGGTTCCATTTCGGCATTTCGTTGCAGGCACCGGTCAGGTCGCCAGCATTGGCCTTTCGGGCGAGCGTAGAGCCGCAGAAAGCGCCAAGCCCGATGTTGTAGGCCGTCGAGACGAAAGCGGCCTCCACCTTGGCGGGCAGCGCCTGACGGACGCAGGCGCGAACGCCGCTATCGAACTCGGCCACGCGGGCGGCTAGCAGCGCATCGCATTCGGTGACGGTATAGGAGCGGCCCGGCTGCGGGTTCTTGGTCTCCCCGTAGCAGTAAGTCGCGACGCCAACGCTGTCTCGATACACATGCGTGCGCAGGCCTTCAAAGCCAGCGATCAGCGTAGTGGCGAGCGCGACAGCGCCGACGGCCGCCTTGGTCGCAGGTTTCATTGTCGTCTCCATGAAAAAGGGCGGCCCCGAAGAACCGCCCTACTAGACTGAAAGGGGATATGCCGACCCGGTTAGCCTGGTTTGGGCCGGCCGTTGGCAGCGCTCGCACTGCTGACCAATTCAGGCATCGGGGCGTCTATGAGCGCCTTATACGACCGTGCGACATGGCGAACGATCTTAAGCTGATCGTCAGGGTGAAAGACGCGGCGAGCCTCAAGTTGTAACGTGACCGCGTTCTCAATTTGGATCACCGTGTTGAGTTGCGCCGTTGATAGGTGATCTCTCAGATTTGCAGCCGGGTGTAGTTTCCAGCGCCTGCGGAGCTGGCTGGCGCTTCCACCAAACATGATCTCATAAATTGCGTCGGTGTTGTTGACGTAGTGGAACCACTCTGTTGCGCCATGCTCCTTATAGGAGTCGGTGGCGGCGATCCTGACAGTCTTGCTACGCCCGCGAGCCTCTGCGTGTTCAATGCGCTGCTTAAGAGCGGCGGCCTCAAGCATGTTGAACGCTTGAATGTACCGCTCTTTCCAGAGCATTGCCTTGGTGCCAGAGAACCCCATAACGAGCAGGGAGAAGCCATCACGCGTCATACGGAACATGGGCTGCTCTAAGCCGCGTCTGTCCATATAGGTTACCGGCTCAAAATTGAGCCGGTAGAATTCGCGTGAACATTCAATCCCTTCGATGCTACGAAGGACATTTTTGTGAAGCTTGCCGAAGCGTTCGGCAACCTGAAGCGAGTTGGCCAGAAGGCGATCCTCGGTGTGCTCCAGCATGCTCATCGCGTCTGTCAGTGAAAGTTGGCCTTCATCGGCACTAGACATGCATTGCTCATAGCTGTTGCTCGGACTCAAACTCTATACTTGAGTCGGCGGCTGCCGTGGAGCTCGTTTCGTTCGCGTTCCCTTCTTCTCCCCTCCCCCAAGGTGGAATCTGTGGGGGAATGAAAAGGCCGCCCCGGAATGGGACGGCTTGGGGAAAGGCTAGGCCAAGACACAGTTAAAGCCCCACCTATCGGAGCGCGAGGGGTTGAGGACACCTACAATGCTGGATATCGATGAGCTACGCACCAGGAGGGCTGGCGGGTGGATCATCGAATCAAGGGCATAGACGGCATTCGCACGATCGCGGTGTCGTTGGTTATATTTACCCACTATTTCGCTTGGATGGTTCCGTGGGGGCCAGGGAATTTTGGCGGCGTCGGGGTATCCGTCTTCTTCGTCATCAGTGGATACCTGATCTCCGGCATCCTGCTGCGAGAACGTGACGGCTCCGGCCCGGTATTCAGGAAATTTTTCGATTTTTACGCAAAGCGTGTCCTGCGGATATGCCCCGCGATGTTCGTAGTAATAACGGTTGCTCTTCTCTTGTCCGCCGGAGGGTTGGAGGGACATAGCCCGCTGTGGCTCTATATGTTCGGCACAAATGTCCTAATATTCAAAGCTGGACACTGGCTAGAGCCGATGGGACACCTCTGGTCGGTCGCTGTCGAGGAGCAATTCTATCTGGTCTGGCCGGCTATAATATTGACCATTCCAAAGAGGTTCATCCCGACTGTCATTCTCGCCGCTATCGCTTTGACACCCGTCTCCACAGCAATGGCGACGGTGGTAAACGCGAACGAAACCTCTCTCTATGTGACCCCTTTCCAGCATTGCGACGCGCTCGGACTGGGCGCCCTTTTAGCCTATTTGCACTTTGCGCATCGCCAGTCGCTACAGCGGCTCACGGCATCGACGGCTCAACTGTCTATCGTCTGCTTCGTCGCCGTAGGTTGCTTCACGACGGCTTGGTTTCTGTCCCCTCGCAGCGCGGTGCTGAATACAATGGCCCTAGAGGCTGCGAACCTTCTGACTGCGCTGTTGATCCATAATTTCTGGGCATCCAAGGTCACAGAAACCACGCATGGCGCGCAGACGGCTTTGGAGTGGCCGCCTATCCGTTACCTTGGCCGCATCAGTTACGGCATCTATCTCTGGCACCCGCTCATCGAAAGCCTTTTCCATCGATACTTTCCAGGCATCGACTGGGTAAGCACAGGCCTTAGCTCGATCATCATTTCGGTCGGAGTGGCAGCGCTTTCGTATCACGGGATGGAAAGGCCGATCCTAAATCATCGAGAGGCATTCGGCAAAAAGGTCGGGGACGTGCTTACGATCCTCGCCAGCCGTTCAGGCGTCCGAGCCGACTCTTGACCGGCAGTGAGCAATGGTCGTCAGGTCTGCACTTGGTTCACCGGAACCGTACTAGCCCCGGTCGCCGCAATACGCACAAAGTTGTTGCCCTGCGCCCCCGAGTAGGCAGTCTGCCCGGCATTGGTGAAGATTGCCACGTCGATCATATTCCCCCCAGGAGAGGCTAGAGTGCCCATCGCAAGTCCGGTTCCGGTGTTATTCTGTATTTGCCCCCGCATCGTTAACCCCGCTAGCCCCGTCCCGATATTTACCCCACCCCCGGTGTTCCCGCTAACCCAGATGTTCCCAATGGAGTTATTGCCCGCCGAAAAGCCAACCCCTACGCCGCCATTACTGTAGGACTGGACATTGCTTACGGCGATGTGCGAGCCATTCGTATTGAAAAACAGTCCAGCCCCGGTGTTCTGGTAAGTGGAAATGCTGCCAATCACCGAGCCGCCGCCGTTGAGATCCACACCATCAGCCGAATTGCTATAGGCCTCCAGAAAACCGATGTGGCTGTTCCCGGTGTCATCAACCAGCCCTGGGGTGCCGTTGAGATTGTTCCACACCGAGACGTAATCTGCTTGCAACCGGGGGCCACCAACGCCACCGGCAATGTGGATGCCTCCTCCCCCAAGGTTGCTCTCGCTCTCGATGTAGCCGGCCCTGATCCAGTCGGAGATGACAAAGCCCCAACTCCCATTGCCATACGAATGGGCATTGTCGATCGTCGTCCCAGTGGAGCCGTAATTGGCCGAGGAATTAAACCACGCGCCGATTTGGCCATTCTCGAACGGCATAAAATCATTGATGATGCTGTCATGCGGGCCATTGAAGGTGAGCCCGTTCAGGCCCGCATAGCACGTCTTTACTCGGTTCCAGTGCGCGGCCATCTCGTTGCCGCCGGACGAGACCGGAACGACGCCAGAGATTGCCCACTCGCTATAAATATTGTGCCAAATGGCGTTTTGGAAAACCATGTCTTCGAGCACGTAGTCATAGGCGTAGAACGACACGCCATTGCCCGAAGATTTGTGGGCCTTATTGCCGTCGATGGTCATCTTTTTCAATGACCACTGATACGGGCCACCAATCGTGTTCGTGCCCGTCAGAGCGGCGAACTGGTTGGTGATGAGGACCGGACTAGGGGATGCCGGATTGCCGAGAAGGATCGTCACTCCCTGCCCGTCCCCGAACCAGTTGCTATGGGTGTAGATCGTGAGCCCCGCGACAACATAGGCTGCGCCGCCCGGGCCTCCGGGGATGTAAACCGACAGCCCCAGCGCTCGCGCAACCGCATCGGCCACCTGAATATTGGCCGTGACATCGGTCACGTTGTCGGCCTTGGCGCCGAACCAGCCTACGTTGACAGCTTCATTGAATTGCCTCACCCATGCGCCGCTGGCGCCACTCGGGTCGCTTGCCGGCGCCACATAGACGCCCTGCTGCGTATCCAGCGTGACTTTTGCGGAAAGGTTGGCGCTGTTCCAGACGAAGTTGCCTTGGCGACCGGCTTCCTCTAGGAAGGCAACTCCCAATGCGGTAGAGAGGGCGGCCAATGCGGTGCGGGTAGCCACGGGAGTGACGCCGCCGCTGCCGATTTGCCACGAGGTATTTGTCCCATCGGTCTGAAGGATTTTCCCGGCATTCCCAGTTTGGGACGGGAGAAGAGCATTCAGCGCCCCGTTTGCGGTAGCCGCGCCTGTGCCCCCGTTGGCGATTGCGAGTTGTCCGGTGATCTGTGAGGCCGCGATTTGAATGGCTATCGCGGATACAGAGGTGAGCAGCCCTTTGGCGTTGACGGTAACCTGCGCCACATGGCCGGCATCGCCGTAGGTTCCAGCCGTCACTCCGCTGTTGAGCAGCGCCGAGGCAGGAAGCGTATTGTCCTGCATATAGGCGCCGTTAGTCGCGAACTGGAAAGCGTCATCGAACTGACTCAACGGGTTCAACCCGATGGGGTCATTCGCAAAGACAATTGGGAATGGCGTGCTCAATTCGGTCGCTCCTACCGACAACAAAAAAGCCGCTCAAAGGCGGCCGGTGGACTTCGGAAATCTGGCGTTGGGTCAGGTCTTGATCGCGAACATGAAGGCTATATTTGGGGGACGCGTTTCCGATCCGCCCGTATTCTGAATGCTCACGCTGATGCCCGTCGTAGCGCTCTGCACTGCGGTGTTAGTTATTGTGCCGCCATCGACAAGACCGCCGGAACCGCCAGATGCGCCCGCGTTCGACTTCTCGAACGGGTGGATGTGGCCCGGATCAGTCACGGTCGCAGCGTGATTATGCGACTGGATGGCTTGGCCCTGCGTCGAGCCAATGGCCCGGCCGGGATCGACACCGCTTCCCGATCCATTCCACATGCGCGGGAAGTACCCGGGCGGGGGCAGATTGAACGTCGTTGTACCGTTGCCCGCGCCATAGGTGGTGCCAATAGCCGCGAACAGGTTGGCATATGTCGCGCGTGACACTGCGGAGGCGTCGCACACGAGCCATCCTTGCGGGGCCGTGCTCATCCCAAACATCCAGATCGTTCCGGACGGGATAACCTGCGGCGGCTGGTTGACGAGGTGAAACGCGCCGCGGGTCGCGTCATAGACCAGCAGAGCGGCATTCCCCGCCACAAGCTCGCCGCCGGTCAAAGCAGTGGGCCCGCTCATGCTATCCTTCAGAACGGCAACGCCGCCACTTCCACCCGGCGACACTGTTGCGCCGCCTGTGTTGGTGAGGCCGCCGCCGACGATGAAGCTGATCTGCTGGCCGCCCTGCTGGCTGAAGCTCGATGCCGCGATGACCTGAGCATTGGGCGTACCGGTGGAAGTGCCGCCCCATGCCAGACCACCAACCGCAGTATCGGCCGTGACCTGATCGTAGATTGTATTGCCGTCGGCATCCTGAACGATGAACCGATACGAGCCCGAGCCGTAGATGATCGCGCGGCCCGCGGCATCGAGCGTGATCGGGTTCGTGTTCTGGATGGTCCCGGCGCTGTCCTGCCAGGTCGCCTTTGGGGTTGTCGTCCCCGGGATGTATGTGGCCACGGAACCGCCCGCGAGCGGGGCGCCGTTTGCGTCAATCCACTGCTGTTCCGGGGCCGGAAGGAGCGTTGCCATATAGGACCTCAAAAAGAAAAAGGCCCGCGCGAGCGAGCCAATGGACAAAGGGAGGAACGATGCCTATTTTCAGCTGCGGGGCCGGAGGAGATATTTGCCAAACATTGAATTAGGACCGAATGACTACCGGAAGCAGGATCCCCGCACCGGGCGCTGGCATTTGCCGGACGATCCTAAGCTGGCGAGGAACTACCTGTTCGTGCTGATCGCTGTCTTAGCGTTCGTCTTCTGGCACCGCGGCGAGTTGGAGACGTGGACGCTGTTCGGCGTCACGGCCCTGTTTGCCTTCTGTGCCGGCGGGTTTTTTGCCATGTGGCTCAAGGACGTTTACTGAGCCGCGTTCGCGCCGCGGACGACGATCCGCAGCGGACCATTTGGGCCACCTGAACCCGGAGGCAGTTGGTCAGGATTGGCCCATGTCAGCATATTGCCAACGCCGATGCCGCCCTGCTTGGCCAGTAACGGGGCTGTAGCTGGGGCCATTAGGGCATTTCTCGGCGTAGCCGCTCCAGAAACGCCCTGAAGGGCCTGCGGGCTTGGTGACGGCGCGGTCAACATATTTGCCGCCCGGATGTTCTGCGCATTGCGGTATTTCGAGGTGATCGCGTTTCGCGCCTTTTCGAGCCCAGCCAATGCCATCCCCTGCCACGTCTGCGGGGGCGCTTTGCCGGGGATCGCGGCCAGATCAGGGCTGATGACCTTCTGCTGTGCCAGGTTGGCCGATGTGACCGAGTTGCGGTAAGCCTTTCCCGCCGTCTCGGAAAAGCCGCGCTCGCGCTCAATGGCGGCAGCAATCTTGTCTGCTTCCGGCTGGCCGACTAGGACCGCTAGCTTTTCCTTGCCGAAATCCGAGTCGAACAGCGATTTCACTCCTGCCGCATTCGTGCGAGCGGAGCCAATTGCCTTCTGAACTGCGGCCTGCGCTCCGGCAAGCAGGCCGTCCTTCTCGGACGCAGACATGCCAGCCATGGCGCGTTGCAGATCCTCGGGCGTCGTCTTGCCGCCGAAAATCGACTGGCCCATATCGACCGCGTCAAGCACCTTCGCCGGACCTGCGAAAGCATCTCGTGCCGCCGCGTATTGTGGGACCTGTTGATCCACCTCAGATGTGATGGTATTCGCCATCTGCCCCGCTTGCCGAGCGGCGTTGCTCTCACCGCTGCGGAGCGCACTGCTGGTGATATCGTCCAAGGCCTGCTTGGCATAGTCGAAGAAGCCGACCGTCGTCCCCGTCCCGCTGAGCCCATCATTAGCCATCATCTGCGCAGCCTTCTGAAAGGCTTGTCTTCCGAGTGGCGTGTTGCCCAACGATTGAAGCGTGGGCGTCATCTGGACCGGTGCGGGGCGAACCGACGCGTATAGAGGATCGGCGGCGGCCTTTTGCGCCGCAACGATGCTGTCCGTAAGCGCCCCAACAGGCTGCCCGGCGCCGATTGTTCCTGCCACGTCGGCGGCGAGGCGGTTGCCGGTATCCGCAGCACGCGCCTTGAGATTGTTTACCACAATCGCCTTGGGCTCACCGGGCAACGAGGCCATGCCTGTTGCGAGTCCCTGAGTGTTCGGGCCAAGATCAGCGATTGTCGCGCCCGGCCCCATGTTCTGAAGGAGTTGGTTGACTTGGGCGGGGTCGTTCTTGTCGGCCAACAGCGCATTCGAGACCATTTTATTGGCACTCGGCCCCAGGAATGCGTCCTTGGCTGCGCCGAGAACCTTTCCAGCAACCGGTACCGCGCCGCCGATCCCGGCCCCAAGAAGAGCGTTCTGCCCAGCCTGTTGCGGGCTACCACCTCGAGCAAGAGTGTCGAGGCCAGAAACCACACCACCACTGCCAGCGCCCATGAGCATCCTGGCGCCAAGTCCGCCCGACATGCCGAGGAGGCGAGCGCCAACTGCCGTAGTCCCGGCCGCGGCGAGCGGCGCCACCGTGCCGAACACCGTTCCCGCACCCGCTGCCAGCGGATTAGCAGCCGAGGCGGACTGCCCAAGCGCATCCATCTCCGCGCCGCCCTGCGGCCCCATAAGGGCATTACGCGCATCGTGCAGCAGCGGCCCGGCCACTGGCACCGAATTGACCGCGTTCTCGCTGAAAGCACGCGCCCAATCAGGGACCACATCGGCCGCCGGCTGCACCTCAGGATGTTGCGTCGGGTCGGCTACCGGGAGTTGAGCCCCGCTTTGTACTGCGGCGATGGCGGCCTTTGCATATTCCGGCGTTCCCGGCTTCGCCGTCGTGCCGAACGGGTTCGTGGTCGGTGCCCCGAGGTATTTCTCGAGCAGCGCGTCGTCGTCGTTCGATGCGGCCGACGTAGCAGGTGCGGACGCAGCGGCCGTTCCTTGCGAGGATGCCTGTTGCGGAGCGCCGCCGAGGTACTTCGCCAACAGCGCGTCATCGTCCGGGCTCGGTGCGGGCGGCGAGGCGGGAGCATTCTGCTGGGGTTCCGACTGCGGGGCGAGCGGAACCGGCTGCTGCGGAGCCTGCGGCTGAACCGGGTTACCGGCGGCGTCGTATTGCTTCACGGCTCCTCCTCCCGCGTTCATAAAGTTCTCAGCGTACTGGAGGCGAACCGGCTCGGTATTATCCCCATAGCGGATATAACTTTTGAGCGCCGCATTCGCGGCAGCGGGGTCATTGGCGGACAGGAAAGCAGCCGCGTTCTTCGCTTCGGGACCCTGCATCTCATGGACGATGTAATCGAGCTGAGCGTTCTGGTCTCCGGGCGAACGGCCGGTGTTCTGGGCATACTGAACAAGACCCTGAAGGCGATCCTGACGCCATTGGAGCGCGCCGCCTGCCCCCTCCTTGGCGTTCCATGCCAATGGGTTGCCGGAACTTTCCTGCTGGATATTCCCGGCAAGGACTGCGGCGTGCATGGGATCAAAGCCACGCTGCAATAGCCCGGTATAGGCAGAGTCTAGGTCGCTACTGGCCATTGGCTCCCCCGAGCACGCCAGCCTGAGCAGCCGTCTTCAGCGACGCGATGAACTTGGCCTTGGCCGCAGGGTTGCTCTGTAGATCAGCCAAGAGAGCCTGCTTAGCTTTGGGCGACATCAGGTCTACGCCATAGGCCCGCGGATCCTGCTGAGCGCCCCATTTGGAGGCGAAGGTAGAATAGTTCTGCGGGTTTTGGTCCATACCCTGCTGCTGCGCGGTCGTGATCGCGGCATGCTGCATCCGCTGAAGCGAGAGCATGGTCTTGGCTACGTCCTGAGCGGCGGCATTATTCATCGTGACATTGGGATTGGACGACATGGCCGCGAGAAGCTGAGCATCTGAGTTTGGAGCGGCGCCGCTCGATCGCGCCAGAACATTGGCGTACTTTTCGAGCTCGGAATAGGCCTCCGCCTGCGTTGCGGTGCCTGGAATGTTGATGCCGAACGTCTGGGCCACCTTGGCGAGGTTAGTAACGGTATCGGCCCCCTGCCCTGTCATAGTCTGAGGCAGCAATTCGATCATCTTCTGGAGCGGGATTACGTTCGCCGTGTAGTTGGCGTCGTTCTGCTTTGCGGCTGTGTATTGGTCCGTCGAGGCCTTGAACATGTCCTGCTGTTGCGGCGTCACGGACGGAATGCCTGGAAGCTGGGACTGAGCCTGTGCTCCGACGCCCGGAGCGGCAGCCGGGGCCTGCCCTGTGAGCGCATTGCCGCCGCCATAACGCGCGTTGAAGTTGCCGAGCGTCGTAAGTTGGTTGCCGCCGGTCGGATTGCCGTTGCGGTCGAGCGCCGGAACGGTCGTCGGCGTTGCGGCTTCCCCCGGCGAAAGCGCGTTCTGGATGCTCGATTGCGGCGTGAACCCGTGGAGAGCGCTCTGCGAGCCGAACACCGTGTTAGCGCCGGTCCCAACCGACCCGGGCGTGCCAAACGTCGTCTGGAACTGCTGCCCAGCATCTAGCGCGCGCTGCGCGTAATTCGTTGCGAGAGCCCGAAGTTTAGCTGGATCGTTTCCCGCCGCGTCGATATTGGCCGATTCCGCGGCGTAGGTATTGGGGTCCAACATGTGTTCCTGGAGCGACATCTGCGCAAAGGAATGCATCTTATCGGCTGTCAGGTTCGGGTCTTTGGCCAATATCCCGAGGCCACCAGCGAGATACTGGATACGCTGCTGGACGAGATTGGTGTTGGCCTGCTGATTGGTCGTCTGCAGCAATTGGTTCTGAAGCTGGGCATTACGCACACCAACGACGCCCTGAGCGGTGCCCAGTAGCGCATTGGGTTGCTGCTGCGTGTAGAAGCTGGTTTCGATCCCGTCAGGCATTTATCAGCCTCCCCATGTGCCGTAGAGGCCCTGCGACATAAGCGGATTGCTCTGCGCCAGATTGTAGCCAAGGTAGGAGTTCATGCTGTTGGTCAGAGCATTGGAGGCGCCCGTGAGGCCCGCCGCCGAAGCCGTTCCCGCCTGCGTCAGGGAATTGGCCGCGCCGGTCGTCAGGTTCGCGCCAATGCTGCCGGTCTGCGCAGCGGCATTCTCGCCAAGCTGGCTAACGCCCGAGAGCATATTGTAGGCATTCTGCTTGTTGGTGTTCGCGTTGTTGAACTGGTTTTGGTAGGTCGAATCCGCCAGTCCGGTCGCGTAGGTAGCCGCCCCCTTGAGCGCTGCGCCTGATGAGCCCAGCCCGCGCGCCGCCGCACTATTCTGCGTCGATTGCAGCCCCTGGTTGAGGTTGAATTGGTAGCCGGGCGTCTGCCGAAGCGTGGCCTCATCCATCGTGATCGGGGCCGTTAGAGAAGGAAGCTGCTGCGTCAGCATGTTCGTCGCCGTCTGCCCCGCCTGGTTGTATGGCATCAGGTCGGACCGGGTCTGATTATATTGCTGCTCCTGCATATTGGCAGCCGTCGTTGCCGCATTCGCCTGCGTTTGCGAGCCGATGAGGTTCGCGCCAGCGCTAGCCACACCGGCGACGCCGAGTCCAATTCCTACCGGCATAGCAGCACCTCGAAGTCTTGGTCACGGACCGCAAGAATTGCGTCCCCGATGTCGATCACGACTGGATTGGAAGCGACCACGACCACGGGGCCGTAGCCCGAGAAGCGGGCCCAACGATTATAGAAAGCGATGCCCTTGGCAACCTGTCCGGCCGCGATCATCTCGACCGTCGCGCCGACGTAGCGGTCATGCGCCTCGTCATCGTCGTGGAGCGGGGCGGCGCCGGCCGTTGCCGCCTTGGCCGCCTCGAGCTTTTCGTGAAACCAATGACCGGAAGCCGCGACTTCCTCGCACTTCCCGGCCCACGTTATGATGGGGAGCGAATAATAGGCGATACCCACAAGGCCATCAGCGGTTGGCCATGCGTTGGCGCGTTCGAACTGCTTCTGGCCATGGATGGCGCGGACGAGCCCGAGCGCCGCGGCATTGCCTTCCGGCACCTTCGTGACGATCTCGACGGCATCGCTGCGCGTGAACATCCACCTTAGCGCGTCCCGCACTGCGGCGACCGCCTCCTTGCCACGAGCCTCAGGCACGAATTGCGTATGTGCCTCATAGAGCCCGGGCTCAAGGCATTGGAACAGCACGCCGCCGCCCTGCCCCATCAGGAGCACGTTGCGTGGATCGGCGACGAGCGGTGCAACATCAATTGGTCCGCTGCCGCCACCAACCCAAGGCCGCACCTCGGGGTGGCTCAGCACTCCCGGCAGACTGAAAGGTCTGGAAGTGCCATGAGGGCTATGTTCCGATTTGGCTGATAAGCGGATTCGCCGGCGGGGCCACGGGCGCCATTAATTGATTAGTCTGTTGCGGGGTTTGGTTTTGCATCACTTGCTGAGCCGTCAACGCGCCGCCGCAAATAGCCCCCGGTACTAGACCGTACTTTCGCAACAAGCTGATCGGGTCATCGCCGAACATGACGTAATTCCGGCTCCCCGCGCCGGCATTACGAGAACCCGCATCCAGATATTGAACCCCGGGTATGCCAGCCGCCTTCAGTTGCGCAGCGGTCTGTGCCGGGTTGGCGTCATGGCGCTCAAGAAGCGTCTTCACGGTCATGTTGTCGGCAGGAACAGCAATCGGGAAATCCATCTGCTGCGCGTATTGAGCGATATCCTGCGGGGTCATCGGCTGGGGGAATTCCACAGGAAGGCCAGTATATTTGTTGATTACGGTAGGAGAGAAGTATTGCGGGAACGCGGTTTGAAGAGCCTGCGTAACCGGGGAAGCCTGTTGGTTGAGCGGCTTGTCCCAGTCGATCAGTTGAGATGGGTCAACGTTCAGTTGGACTTCGTACATATGGCCGGGCGACCCGGTATCCTGAGACAGGGCATTCCGATAGCCCTTCGCCACGTCCTCGCTCCCCGCGAAATATAGGCCGTGCCCGAAGGCCTGGTTCCCTTCCCCAGCCCCTATCTTGCCGACGCTGAACTGTTGGAAATCATGAGGAGACCCATGGAATGCCCTGATGCCCATATTGAGAGCATCAGCCTCCGCCGGGGCGGCTCCTGCACCGAGAGTAACCAGCCCAGCGAGGTTCGACGCATCGCCGACCATGCGCGGGTCGAACGGCGCTACATTGCCGTTCTGGTCGATCTCCACTTGGTTGTAATTCCCCATCAACGCATTGCCCGGGGCCGCTACCGCTTGGCCAATGCCGCCGACAAGCCCCGTGAGCGCGTTTACCCACTTCGGCGTGACAGTTTGAGGTACTGGCTGGCCGAAATTCACGGCCATCGGATTGTTGCCCTGAGCGCCGGCCTTGGGCGCAGGTCCTAACGTCCTAAGTTGTGGGTACGGATTGCTGGCCATGGCCCTATCCGGCGGGGATGAAGGAGGCCGTCGGCGCGACGGAGTAGGTGATCGTCGCCACGTCGTTGTTGGCCATCGGGATCATGCTTGCGCCGATCGGCACCGTGACACCGCTGCGAGTGAGTGTACGCGCCGAGACAGTGCCGCCCGATATCGCCAACGAGCCCGCTGCTGACGCCGTGAAGGTCGCGGGCGATGGCCCGAGCACGACGGGGACGATCGGTCCCGGGGGGCCGGGCTGCAGGTAGAGGAGCCAAGGATTGGTAAGGTTGCCCGTGGCCGGCGTGACCGCCGGGACGCTCGCGCCTGGAAAGGGAAAGCTCATGTGGCCGCCGTCCTGAAGTTCACCCAAGCGCCCGCCAGCGCCACATCGGCATCTGCCGACCAGCTCAGTTCAAACACCCGGTCACGCGCCATGCCGAGGCGCTGCCACTGCGGGGACGTGATGTACTGCCCGCTCGCGCCGATCGATTGCTTGACGGCATCGCCGAAGGTCACGCCGCCATCGTCCGAATAGCGGAGAGACGCCTGCGGCGCTTGGTCAACGGGTGTGTTGGCGATGTAGCCGACCTGAACTTTCGCTTGGAACTGGCTGTACATGCAGCGCCGGCCGCCCTGCGTCAGGTGCGGGAAGGTTACGACGCGCGGAATTGCCGTCCCGTTATCCGTGAAGAACGTCGAGTCCAGCGAGTAGAGCTTGCCGTTCTGATAGTCGCCGACGAGATTCATCCCGTAGGCGAAGGCGAAGCAGTTGGCGCGCCAGCGATGCAACACGCCGTTGCCATCAATTGAGGAGCGCCGATGCCACTGGCCGGTAGAAAGATCATAGGCCCATGTCACATCAGCGGAGGGGAACGTCAGCACGTAGAACGAATGGCCTTCGACCTGATGGCAGATGCCGATGGCGTCTGAAATGTTGCCGTAGGTCTGGATCTCCTGCTCAATTCCGTTGGTCGAAATGCGCAGGATCGAGGTGTCCTGAGCCCGAACGACAATGCCCTCGCCCTGTGCGTCCTGCGAGAGCCAGAACAGCGATATATCCTGCTGCGCGAGGCAGCCGTGATTGACGACGGCGCCCGGGATGCGCTGAAAGTAGAAGTCCGCGGCGCCGCTCGGAGCCCAAATCTCTGATGTCATCTGCCCGATGAGCCAAAGGACGCCATGGATCGCGGCCACAGCAGCAATTGCGTCGGCCGAGCTCGATTTCGTCGCAATGCTGAGCGGGTCGAAGGCCGTTGCGACCTGATCGGCGCCATAGGCAAAGCCGGATCCAGAGCCGCCGAGACTGGAATTGGAGGCCGATAGCGTGTCGTTGAGCGTGTAGCCCGTGCCGGCGTTGACTAGCGTAACGGAAGTGACCACGCCGCCGCTCACGACGAAGTTCGCCGTTGCCCCAGAACCCGTGCCGCCAGTCAGCGGAACGCCGGCATATGTCCCGTCAACGTATCCAGTGCCACCGGCCACAATCGAACCGGAGAGGATGCGCCCCGTCGCGCCCGTCAGCATGTCGAACGTGACGTTGTTCAGTGAGATATACCACTGGTTGGTGCCAGAGTGGTTGAAGATGAAAAACCCGTCCTGCTGTGTGACGGAAAGCGCGCCGAGAAAGCTTGGATCGGTGATAGTGCCGAACTCATTGCTCGACATGTCGATGGCGTAGCCAATGATCGAGCCATCGACGAGCACGATAGCCAGCCCGTTGTCGGCAAAGACCAGCGGCGTCGTGTTATCGGCGACAGTCCCCAGCAGCGTCCATGCGAACGTACTGGAGACGGCATAGACGGACGGCCCGACGACCACATAAAGCGCGCCGTTCGTTGCCCTGTAGGTCTGCCGCACCCCTTCGATGTTGGGTGAGACGCTGACCTGAAGAAGGCCGGGGGTCTGGTAATAGGTGACTGGCGTAAGCGGCTGGCCGGCCGGTGGATTTGATTCCGGATACAGGTTCACGCACAAATTGCGCGCGGACGCCTGCGTGCTGCGGCCCTGATAGTTACCGCCAAGGAGGGGAACGAGCGGCATCAGGAACCCCAGCCGCCCGCGTTGTCAGAGTAGATGTTGTACCGAGGCGGTCCGATCAGCCCGCGCGGCATGCCCATGCGCGGCACCTGGGCATTCGCCGTGCGCATCGTCTCAAGCGCGGCCTTGGCTTTCCCGACCACGATTGGATTGGGGCTGAGCTGATAGGCCCCCGTCAGCGTGACCGCGAGGTTGTAGAGCAGCGCCTCAACGTACTCCGGCGGCAGGTTGATCGTGTCCGTCAGGCTATCGACAGACTGCAACACTTGCGGATAGCCGATATGGATCTCGAACTGAGACGAGATGACCGGATAGACGTACAGCAGCCCCAGCGGATAGGCGGCATCGAACCAAACCCACTGCGGGAAGGACGCCAGAGACTTCAACTGGATGAGCGCGTAATCCTCGCGTGAAGGGAGGACGGTCAGCGGATAATCGATCTGCTGCGGATTGGCGTTGATGACCTGACGCGCAAAGGCATAGTTGATGCCGGAAGGCCGCGCGGAAACGTCGAAATTGCCGCCGGGCCCGACCGAATAGGACTGCGCACCGGTCGCTGAAAACGACTGCTCCACGAGGTGATAGACGAGATAGCGTCGGCGCTGCCACTGCCCCAGCATGGCGTTGAGCATCTGGGCCGCATCGGTCATATCCTCGGCTTGCGCTGTCTGCCCCTCGCCAAGAATGCCGGCATTCTTGAGCGCGAGCGTGATCAGGTCGCCGAACGTCTGTATCTTGAGCGCCATTACGCTGCCTTCCGGGGCTTGCCCTTAGGCCAGCCGCCGCGGCGCGGGGTCGTCAATGCATTGGGGAGTTCATCGGCTTCCGCTGCCTCTGCGGCGTCTTCCTCCGCCCATTGGGCGAGCAGCGCCTGTTCTTCGGCTTCGGTTTCAACCACAACGGATCGATGCCCGTCGCCGTGAACCCAGCGGGGATATTCGCGTTCGGTCATGGAGCGCCCCGAAAAGAGAAATGGCGGCAATCGCTCGCCGCCATGGTGTTTGAGAGGGTGAAAGCCTGCGTCAGATTACGTCGGCCAAAATACAGCCCCACTCCGGGCGAACTGCGAGGCCGCCATAGAGGATGTCGCAACGGGTGATTTCCTGATCCGTCCCGACCATGTACTGGGTCAGGATACGGAGGGAGACGCCGTCGTACTGAGCGCGAGAGGCCTTGACGTTGGCCGGCAGCGGAAGGTCGCCGGTCGCCATGGTGATCGCCTCAGGGACGTAAGCCGCATTCTTGCGGTAGGTCATGTTCGGAAGCAGGTTGGTGACAGTGGCGTTCGCCAGCGGAGAGGCAGTGACGGTCTGGTACTGCACCGCATTGCCGTTCACGGCGGGGACGATGGCAGGATAGATGCCGATCGACGTGCCGCCATTGGCGACGGCCGAAGTCACCACAAAGGTGCGCAGCTCGCCGGTCGTCTGCTTATTGACACGGTTGACAGCGTTCACGCCGGCAACCGTGATGATGTCGCCGACATTGAGCGTGCCGGAGATCGCATTGACGGCCAGCGTGTAGCCGGTCTGACCACCGGCCGAAACCGTCGCCGTGGTCATCGTGCCACTGGTGTGGTTGACGACGGTCTGATCCATGAAGAAGTCAAAGCCGAGGGCGTTCTTCATCTGGCCGCTCTCGTACTGAGACGAAACGCGAGAGGCCGGGTTGAAGAGGCCCGAGAGGCTGTTGACCAGACGCGCCTCGGTGCGGGGGCTCTGCACGATCTTTCGCTTGTCGAGACGGGCAGAGTTGTTCGACAGGATGGCGCCGGCATCGAGTACGGTGCCGCTGTTCGGCGAGATCAGATTGCCGCTGCCATCGACGTTGTAGGCGATATTGCAGAAGCCACCGGTCGTGGCGGTGAGCGGCGCCGGGGGAGCCATGCCGGGACCAGTCGGAATGCTGACGAAGCCCTGATCGGTGACGGACGCGATATCGAGCGCCACCTGACCGGCCAGGTTGTTCATCGCTGGATCGAGGATGATATCGTTGAAATCATCCAGGCTCAGTGCCTGCTCGACGCTCGTGAACGAAATGTCCACGTGGGCCTGCGTTGCCATCGTGAGGACGGTCTGCTGCTCCGTGGTGTCCTGCACCGAAGCCGCCGGGCCCTTGGTGACGGTATAGTCGTTGGGCAGGCGGATGCGGAGCTGGGAGCCGATCTTTTCGCCGGCCTTGCCGAAGTCGGCATCGTACTGGCGGTTGACGTTGCGGATCAGCTGATTGGCGTTGAGGAAGAGCAAGACCGCTTCACGGGTGATCTTGCTCGTAGTGAGAAGGGAATTGGCCATGGGTGAAACCTCGATTGAGCCAAGTTGCTTTCGAGGCACGAGCGGGCGCGTCCGCAGCTATGGCGGAGGGGTTAGGCGCTAGCTATGTGCCGGTGAGTTCGCTGCCCGTGAGCGAGGTGAAAGCGGGCTCAGTCTCGACGTTTCGTGTCGGAGGCGATGCGGTCCTCGTAAGCCGCATGGATTGAAGCGAGGCTAGTTCACGCCCATGGCCCGGAGCGGATCGGGGTTAGAGTGATAGGCTTCAGGCTCGTTGACGTTCGCGCTTCTGCGCAACGCGCTTGGCGAAATAGGTGGCGTCGTCGTCCTCATCGCGAGGTTCGCCCATCACGCGGGCGCCCCCCTCGACCGGACGGACGGGGGCCGGCGCATTCGACAGCGGATCAGGGGTCTTCTTGACCGGCGCAACGGCCAGCTTCGCAATCTCCACGGCACGCTTAGCCGGGGACATGTCGAGGAGCGCCGAGGCCTTGTCCGGATCGCTGCCGAGGTCGAACAGCACCTTAGCCGGGTCCTCGGTCGCAAGGACCAGATC